TGCTGCATCTTCATCATTCCACCGATTAAGGAGGAGGCAACCCCTAATCCTGCGCTGATCTTTTCAGAATTTGTAGCACTTGAGTCCGCCATTGTTGAGAGTGCAGTATCGAAAGAAGCTGAGAATCCTTCGATCATCTCCATACCTGCAGAAAGGCTTTCTCCTTCTGGACCTAGGCCTGCCATCGTAGAAGCCGCGCTACCTAGAACGTCTCGCGCTCTATCTCTTTTGTCAAGCGCTATGTTTTTGTCTTCATCTTCTTTTGCAAGATTAGTAGTAACTCCTTCTACCTCTAGATCGGACGCTGCAGCGGTTGCTGCTTTATTAGCGGCCTGATTAGCAAGTACTTGCGCTCCTTTTTGCAATTGCAGTAGCTCATCGTATATTGCAGTATCTAGATTCTTCTCCGCGGCCTGCGCTCTTGCAAGCTTGGTTTGTGCTTCTAAGAGCTTATACTCCATTTTAATCGAGGCATGTTTCATTTTTCTTTCGCTCTCAATAATAGCTAGTTTATCTTTCTTTGTTTCATCAAAAAGCGTTTTCGCGGCTGCAGCAGGGCGCTTTTCCTTAGCATCTTTTTTCGCAAGCAGATTAGCAACTTTAAGCTCGTTCTGCTTAATTTTTAAATTAGATTTTGCAATAGAGGTGCTAAAGCTGGCCTGCTTAGCTAGTAGATCAACTTTAGCTTTTTCTTGCCGAACTGAAGCAACTAATACTTGCTGCTGTTGAACCATTGAAAGTGTCGTCCCGTCTTGCGTACCTTTAAGCTGGGCAGTTAGGTTCGTTCGTAGTTGAAGAAGCTTCAATAGCTTATCAGATTGGCTTGCCTCTCCTTCAGTAGCTATGGTATTCTCTATTGATGCCTGGGTGCCTTTGAGTTGCACCTGTAAGGCTTGATTGCGGGTTAGAAGTTCTTGTTTCTTTACCGCCCCGTTTGCGGCGGAAAACTTGCCTAATAGTTTTGCCTCTGCGTTTAACTGCTTAGATTTTCCTACACTTTGTGAAATGAGTACGTTATTTGCCGCTATCTTATCGCCAACAACAGTTAGGATTCCATCATATGTAGTGACCCCCTGAAGGTCTTTATCGGTAAGATTTAGCGCCTTCTTTAGTCTCTCTGCTTCTATTACAGTTTTTTCTGGGACTTTTGGTGTCGCATCTCCTGTCAATGCTGCACTTTTTGCAGTAGTTAGGATTTCGTTTCTTAAAGCTTGTACATCAGTAAATAACTCTCCATATCTGCCTTTGGCCGCCTCACTGAACCCTAGTGTTTTTGTAAATAGTGTTTCTGTGGCAGTCTCTACTCCCTCCATAGAATTTTTGAGTTTATTAAGAGGGTCGAGAGCATCCTGCAATTGCTTTATAAGATCTTTTGAAATAATAAGCTCTTCGTCTGGGCCTAAACTTTCTTGTATCTTCTTCAACTTTAGCAGCTCATTCTGCATTACATCGGTTAGTCCCGCTGCCTCTGCGTGGGCTGCTGCTTCTTCGATAAGGTTCTTAGCTTGTAAATTTGTTATACTGCTTGCAACACTCAAGGCCTCCTCATACCTCGTTTGGTAGTTCTTTTCTGCGGCTTCCAATTGTGCTAGACTGCCCTGAGACATCTCGCCGCCCTCCTCGAATGGCTGAATTTGGTTAAACTCTAAGTTGCTTGATTTTATGGTATGCCTTCCATTATTTGCTTTTTTCTCCGCAGCAACCTCTAATTTCAGGCCTGCAATATACTGCTTTCGGTCGCGTAGCTTGGTTCCCGCGGCGATACGAGCGGTTAGGGCCGCCTTTACTTGCTGTGACTGTTCTTCCTTGCTTACGTCTATTAGTTTCTGCATACCTGAAACTATCTGATCCATCACACCTACTCTTACCGCTAGCTTGGCCGAGAACCTTTCTTCCGCGTTCTCGGTAGTTAGTAGGTGCTCGTTTAACTGCGCTGCTATATCTGAAAAGCTCTTAAAAGATTCAACAACCTCGTCCGTAGCTTTTGACAACCCGCTCTTTTTAAGGGAAGGAAATAAAGGCGAGAGCATAGAAAAAACAAATAACGCCTGTCCGAGTACAGGCACTAAGCGGAGAAGCGCGCTTCCGAATAAAGAAAGTGAGCGACCTACAGCACTTAAGGCGTTACTCATCCCATTGAGTGCGCCCGTAGATCTACTTATGTCGCGAAAATGACTTCTACTAGCTCTTGCGGCTACCACAAAGCCTCCTGCTACTCCGGTGTTCTCCATTGCGTTCAGGGCACCAGCTTGCCTTCTTGAACCTCTTGAGCGAGTCTGGGCTCGTCTACCAGCACCACCTGTCATAGTTCTTCGCCCTTCCGTAGCAATCAGCTGTTCTGTGGCCGCAATAAGTGCTCTAATCTCTGCTAACTCTGCGGCCCTTTTACTTGCGGTAGCTGCATGGTTCGATACAGCGGCATTGGCTCGGAGCTGTTCTGATCTTCTCAGGTTGACAAGGTGTGTACGGTACTCTTGAACAGATAAGGAGCCAGATCGGAACGCAGTCTCAACGGCTTTAACACTGCGAGGGACGGTCTTAAAATTAGCATTTACCTGTGCTATGGCCGTGGTGTATGCAGTGGACATAACTCGTGCGGAGCGTCGAGCTACATTAGCGGAGTGGGCCGCTGCTCTAGAGCTTGATGCTGCCATCTCGCTAAGTGCAGGAGTTATCTTTTTTGTAATTGAGCTTGCAAAAAGTAACAGGGCTGCGATCAGGGCCGAAGGGCTACTTGTTAGAAAATTAACAAGAGGGATTGCTGCTAGGTTAATAAACCCAGTTATTTCTTTTACCAAGTCTCGGAAGGTAGCGGAGAGTTGAGCAAAAGGTTCAGGATCTACAGCTTTAAATACGGCAGAAAACTTCTTCTCTCCTTGCTCAATAGTAGCATTTAGAAAGGCTTGCTGCTTCTCAAATCTACTCAACTGGGTAATTGTTTTACCAACACTATCTGCATACTTTTGTGAGGCTTCATCAAGACGTACCATGATACCCAATTCATCAAGAATTTCAGGTTCAAGTTTTGCAGTACCTTTTACAAGACGAGTAAGCGCATCTCCCATGTCTCTTCCGAGAGCAAGAGATGCACCTTTTGCGACTTTTGTGAGGTCTTTTAACTGACTGGTACTGAATCCTGCACTTGTTGCAAGTGCCGTTGCTTCCATTGCCTCTTTCAAAGTAATAGCACCGTCAGTTATGTTTTGAAGCTCCCGTGATACAAAGGGAAGATTTTGACCTGCGGCATTACCTACGGCGATCAAACCTTGTTCCAGTTGGTCAAGAGCGGAAGCTCTTTGGAGAGCGCCAAAAGCGGCAGTAAGAGCAAACGTGTGGGCCATTAAGGTAGCATATGCAGCAACAAGACCACCAGCACTATTTGCTGTAGCAGCAAAGGCGCGTGTCTGATTACCCTGCATGTTTGAAGCACCACGGGTAGTTCTATGCAAACGCGTATTAGCTTCCGAAGTTCTATCTAAACCCGCAGCGGCTTGGTTTGCTTGATTTGCTATCTGTTGAAGACTTCCGTCCTCAAGGACTCTGAACCGCATAGTTACTGTATTGGCCACTAGTGTTTTCTCTTTGCCTTATCCATCTCCCGTTTCATTGCTTTGCGGGAGTCTTCAATGGCCCTTGAGTCTAACCAAGACAATATGTCTAGAAAGTACTCGTTATCCGTTACTTCGTAAATTTCCATGTAATAAGGAAGGTTTGTATAATCCTTACCCATAAACCCTAGGTCGGGTATGTATCTATCTCCTAAGGCATTAAATGTATTTAGTGCGTTCTGTATTGTGAGTGGAAAGTCTAGCCAGTCAGGAGGTATCTCACTCTCAACTGGCTCCTTTCCTAACTGATCGCACATCTCAAGATAACGCTCTCTTGTCATCTTTGAGCCACTCTGTTTAAAGAAGCGATCAAGCCTCTGAATCGCTTCCTCTCGCTGGTCCTGCACGAAAGTTATCAAGATCAAAGACTACCTCATTAAGCCAGGTATCAAATTCAGTTGATGAACTTACCAAGGTCTCTGCATTATCTAATGTATAAGGCAGCTCTTGCTCCGAGTCTTGATCGCCGTAGTCTACTAGTAATAGTGTTTCAAGGTGTCCTAAAGTTAACCCTTTCCAGTCTTTAACTACAGCTTTAGTGAACTCTGTTACGAACTTTTCTTCATCGAGACTCTCTACAACTGCACGAGTTTTACGGTCAAACTTTTGTCCAGTACAACGCTTACGTAAACCATTCAATTCTTTTCGTGAAAGGTTTGCTACTTCTACGGAAAATCCGCTCAAGCCTGGGAAATCTACCCATACGGCTTTGGTGTCGACCATTAACTTCTTTAGGTCCATACTACATTACTCCTATATCTATTTTTGTTTATTAAGTTTTGATGACACCCAACAAGTTTGTTGGGTTATCGATAAAGCGCCAGTCGTAGCTCTGTGTAAACACATCGGCTACGGTAGCACGATTTGTGAAGCTGCAAGAAGCCATATTTATATCAATACCTGGATAGGCGTTTGATACGTGTAAATCCTTGCCTGCTTGTATTCTGAGAGAGGTTCCCGTACTGAAAGTCTGAACATCCGACCCTGTAGTATCTGCTAAATAACGACCGATACTGCCAGACAGTGTTTTTTGTTCTATAGTAAAAGAGTCTGGGAACATTGCAGTAGCTGCATTAGTAGCTGCTAAACCTGCATTTACAGTCTGATAGGGAGTCCACTTTATATCATTCTGAAGTTCTGCTTTTATACTATAAATACTGCCTGATATATCCGAACCATCTAAAGTTATAGTGTGTTCTTCGCTTATCAAGTGAGTACGAGTTGCGCTATCTTCTACGATAGTGCCTGGGATAGTATAGGAGCTATTAGCCCCTACCTTAGTCAGTTTAGACGCTTCACCAGTTACAGACAGACTCAGGGGTTTCAATCTCTCGATGTCAAACGTCCCATTTGTAAGTACTGAATTTTCTAGTTTAAACACGTCTTGCTGAGTTGACACGTATAAATCAAAAGTTGTACAATCTAATAATTTTGTTCTTACTATTTCAAAGTCGTCTTCCGAAATAACTGGAAGCTGAAAAGCAAAGTTTGCTGGGTTTGCTTTTGTGATAGTTCCTGCCTCAAAGAAATTCTCTGAGTGTATAGTTTTTACAGAGTGAGTATTTTCTGTAAAAGTCTGGCTAAAGCTCAGCTCCGGCCCTACTTCTAAACTATACTGTCTTACGCCTGGATTATTATAAAGTGCTAACGCTTCGGCCTCTGTAAGTACTCTAGTAAAGAGCTTAACATCTGCGACGCTTCCATCTACACCTGCGTTGTCTCTACCAAACAATCCACCTACTGCGTTAAACTCAACGTTTGCAGCGATCTGAAGAGGTGCTGCGCCTACTGCTCGTATGTACGAAGTTTGACCATTTTGTAGCACACCATTTAGGTAAATCTGTATACTCTTGCTTACTTCTTTCACAGAAGCCCCAGACCCCGGTAAAGTCGTTGTACCACTTACCTTAAACTGGTCGCCTACTGCGTGAGTGGCGGGACCGTATTCAGCTCCGTCATTATTAAGAGACTCCCACTGACTTTCTGTAACATCTCCTAAGCTTACTATTTGGTACCCTTGGTCCGCTACCAAAGTGCCTCCGGAGGCTATTGTGTTACCATATGTTGCAGTACAAATTACGGCTATATGATTCCATACATCTTTAACAATATTTGCGGCAGCTACAGCATAGCTTCCCGGCTCTCCGAATACGTTAAGGTCTTGAGCACCACTAGCATTCTGTTGTTGTATCCTAAGACCAAAGCCATCACTTAAATCGCGACTAATAATACGAGCCTGGTTATTCCCTGTACTTTCAGCGTCCGATCTAAACCATAAAGCCATTGTCCAGCTGCCGGTTTTATCTTCCCACGCATTGGCGGCTTCCCTGGTTAGAAGCGTAGCTCCCTTGCCGCCCTGGGAACCATTATTTCCGTCAAAAACAAGAGCACCTCCCGTAGGGCTATCAGTAGTAGCTGTTGTTGCTACACTGCCCGTAAGCGTTGAAATAGTACCAACGGAGCCAGATACTCTATCTGTTACTCCTTTCGCTATGGAAGCCATGTCGAAGTAGTGTTCTTGATCTGTAGGATAGTTTTCTGCGTTCGCCACAGATAGGCCAGTTACCAGCTTTACGTTCGCTTGTTTTAGAAAGTTGTAAATTGGCATCTTTTCTCCGGATAACATAAAGGGCTCGAAAAGAGCCCCTTACTTTTTTCTTACACATAGTATAGTCGAATAGACCATAAAAGTCAAGAAATATTTTTAAGCACCTATTACAGAGTAGTACCTTTGTACGTGATCGCTGCCGTACTTCCGTCGCCAAGTTCGTCCGTACCACCAACTGTAGAAGGCAGTGCGTGGAAGTTCACTTCAAGAGAAATTACATCATCCATTGAGTGAGTAGGGACTTCAAGGTGGCACTGTTTTGCAGTAACAACTACGCCAGGTGTTGCATTCGCTCCACCAATACTGAATATAAGCTCGAAAGCATTAGTTACAACATCGGTAGCCTCAATAATATCTTCAAAGAGGTCTGCGGTAGAGTTGTCTCCAGCGTCTCCAGCCCCTAAATAAGCAGTAAAGCTACCGCCAACACTACGAGTACCTGTAACGTGTCCTAACGGCTGATTCACCACACCTAAAGTTTCAGGGGTGAGGAATGTCATGTTGTTACTCATTGTAATATTACCGCCTGTTAGTACAACATCATAGCTTGACTGGAAGTTGTCGCTATCGCCATTGGTAATAGCCAAAGAAGTTAAACGGTTACGAATGAAGTTAGCGGTATCGGTAGATGCAGTACCTTCTTTAATAACACCTGCCAGGTTGGGTACAACCCCGCCCTCTACTTCTGAGATTAAGCCGCCCATACCAGACCAGTTGATAGTAGCGATACCATCAATATCAAAATCAATAGAAGCTTCATTTACTACACAACCTTCGACTTTATATAGCTGATCAGTTGCTGCTCCTGATGTCTTCGACAGCAGGAAGAATAAATCAAAAGTACCTAAAGTAACTTTGTTTGAGTTTGCAAAGCTAATACCCATACCGGTAGCTTCATTACCATTAGTAATATCTGAAAAGGTAAAGGAGCCTGCTGCGTAAGTACCTGCACCAACAAAGTTAGACCAAAGTGCTTCTTCTACTGCGTGAGTCTTTGCGGCATTATCGGCCGCGCCTGTGCCAGAACCTGCTGATACAAATGGGCGAATATAAGTTGAAAAGCTCCACTCGGCTGGTGCGTACGAATCTGTAAACATCTGTCTACCACGTCGACTAACGCCTGCTGAGGTTGCCATCTCGTTCAGAGTAATTTCTGAAGTGTTTGTTCCTTGTGAAAATGAAAAACCGTCCAATACAGGAAGGGTCCATGTTTTAGAGCCTTGCACAAGAAATACCTGTGTGTCTCTACTAAAAAATAATTTATCTGCCATAGTAATTCTCCTATGTATCCTGAAAAGCCTAAGGGTTATTCCACTTTTCTAATATGTAGTATAGTGGAATACCCCTAGAATGTCAAGAACTTTTTTTAAGCGCCTTTATAGGCAATAATTGCTTCATCGGCATCAGAGATGCTGGTGGGCAAAGCGTGAAAGTTAACCTCAAGAGACACTACGTCATCCAATGAGTGTGTGGGTAGTTCTAAGTGGCATTGACGAAGCTCAACATTACAGCGAGGAGTATTACTGCTACCTCCAATACCGAACGTAAGTTCGAATACATTAGTAATTTTAGTTCTTGCTTCGTGGATGTCCTCGAACAAATCCGCTGAAGAAGCTGAGTTAGCAGCGTTTCCACTGTTGTCTAAATAACAAGTAAAGCTACCTCCGATTGAGCGAGTACCTGTAACATGACCTAAAGGCTGGTTCACTATTCCCACAGTTTCGGGGGTTAAGTATGTAATGTTATTACTAAAAGTAATATTACCGCCTGTTAGTACAGTTCCGTATCGACCTTCCCCATCATATCCTGGGAAAGTAGTTTCGTCCGCGGCTTTAATAGCAAGACTAGTTAGGCGATTTCGGATAAAGTTATTTGTAGAGGATGTTCCCTCTGTTACAGTAGGAGTTACGTTTCCAGTCTCTGAAATCTTTGAACCTAGACCAGACCAGTTAATAGTAGCAATACCATCTATATCAAAATCAATAGCCGCTTCATTTACTACACAATTTTCTACTTTATAGTTAATTCTCTTTTCAAACTTTAGTACACTCCCGATTGGCACGTTACGTCCAACGTCTAAGGTAATTTCTTTTACGAGGACACTACCACCTAGGTCGTTAATACCTACGACCCTTTGAGTTGCGCCACTAAATAGTGGAGTAGTGCCATCTGATTGGAAGAATTTTACTATGTCACCTAGCTGAACACCTGTGGTATCGCCGTTGATAAACATACGAGGGTTGCTAACACCTGAAG